TCTCGTAGGTCTGGAATAACAAAAGCTCTTGCAGATAAGATGGCATTAATCGATGGTAGAGGACTTTACTATCAATCAGTTGCGGAAGCAAGCCCAAAACTTAAATTTTGGGACGAGATTGAAGAGTTTCCAGCCGTACATTTAAATGCGGGCTCTGAAAGTAGGCAGTATCAAACAGGGTCTTATAAAGATAGATTTTTAAATGTAACAATACGTTGTTATGTTAATCAAGAGGATTCTGTAGAAGCCCTTGATGAATTATTAGAAGATGTAGAGACTGTTCTAGAAGAAAATAGTCGTTTAAAATATCACGATAGAAACGGTTTAGAACAGCATACGCAGCAAATCACAATACTCAGTATTGATACTGACGAAGGTGTACTAGATCCTCTAGGGGTTGGAGAAATACTCGTAGAGGTTCGATATTAGAAAATTCTGGCACGAATAAACATTCACGACCAGTCTTTTCAAGTTTCATAGGAGATAATAACTATGGCAGAACAGCTATATTTTAGCCGTGATACGAGATTGATTATTCAATTTCGAAATACCACGGATAATACTGAAACAGCCGCCAGCCTTGGTTTAGGAGATTGTTGGGAGGTACCTATTTTAGATGGGTATAGCTTCTCACAAACTACGAATACTTCTGAGATAACATTGGCAGAAATGGAAAGTTCAGCCGGTGTATCTCGTCGAGGTCGTCGTATGTTTACAGACTCTCTTGCACCAGCTGAGTGGTCTTTTTCAACGTATATTCGTCCTTTTAAGTCAAAGGCAGGCAGCCCTACGCCCTCAGGTACTAGATCTTCAGATTCTGCAGCCGAAGTACATGCGGTAGAAGAAGTATTATGGGCTTCGATGTTTGGAGCAGATACGTATGCTTCTAATAAGTTTACTAGAGCAACAAGCGCTGTATCAGGTCCAGTAGTTACTCCCGCAGCAGCAGGAGCTAGTCCTTTAGTTTCAACTATTGTACCTACTGAGTCCAACCGAGCAGCATTGCATTCAATGACTCTTTGGTTTTGGATTGATACTGCAACATCAAATCCTTTAATTTACAGATTACCGGAAGCGGTCGTAAATGACGTTAGTATTGATTTCGATGTTGATGGAATCGCTACATTAAACTGGACAGGATTTGCAAAAGAAGTTATAGACTGGTCCGGAAAAACACATGTAGATGCTACAACTCCGGTAGGAACTGATGTTACTTTAGATGGTGATGAGATTGATGTTGGAGATGTTTGGATTAATACTGGTAATGCTCAAGGACGTGTATTTGAGATTGTAAAAGTAGATCCAGGTAATAGTAATGCTTGTACTACTACTCAGGCGATTGACGAAGGAACAACAAGTACTAAGAACTTTATCCGTAATCGACTAACTTCAGTTGATATTGAAGCAGCAGAAGCCGCAGATAAGATATCTACTATCTTTCCTGGTTCGTACGCTACTATTTCAGCAATTGATGTAACTAATGAAGTTGTTACTACAAGTACAGCTCATGGACTTACAACTGGTGATCAAGTATATATTACGGGATGTACTGGAAATACGTCTTTGAATGCAACGCATCACTTTGTTCGAGTAGGTGATGAAACTGGAACTTATGCAGGTACTACAAATGCTACCACTGAGTTTGCATTATTCGGGACAAAAGCCCAAGCAGAAAACCTAGGAAATGCAACAGGGTTAGTTGCGATTGCCTCCGGCTCATATAATGCCAATACAGGTACAGTTGCTAACGGTAAGTATGGTCTTACATTAACTGGTGGAAGTTTTAATATTGCAAATAATATTACATATCTTGTACCGGAAGAATTAGGTGCTATTAACAAGCCGTTGGAGCACGTAACAGGAACCAGAACCTCAACAGGTAATGCAACTTGTTACTTAACTTTAGAAGACAGTGACTTAACATCGGGTACTTCTAGACAGTTCTTTAACGACCTAGTAAGTACAGGTGCTATGGCTAAAGTTGTGAACAAATTCAAGGTAACAATGCATATCGGTGGTAGTACCGCTACAGGTAACGCTACTGACCCCGCATTAAAAGTTGAATTCCCAACTGCTCATATTGAAGTACCAACGCACCAAGTAGAAGATGTAATATCTATGGAAACAAATTTCCAAGCACTACCGACCGACTTCGGAACTGCGAACGAGATTACAGCAATCACCTACTACCCAGTAGACGACTACGCTTAACATATAAAAGGGGCTTCGGCCCCTTTTTTCTCTCACCCTCCAAAAATAATTCTTGACATTTCTTGTCTTTTGAATTATACTATCTCTATAAATTTTAATAAGGACTTATGCAATGCCAGAAACAACAACAAAAACGCCAGAACCCGTATCTTTAGCGAGTCTAATGACTCCCAGCAAAACAGTTACAATCCCCTATCCTGGGTGCGAAGAAATGACTGTTGATTTATGCTTCTTGGCACGGGAGGAATTAGTAAAACTTCGTAAAAAGTGTTTAAGTACGAAATGGAATAAAAAAACTCGTCAACCCGAAGAGATATTAGACGAAGATAAGTTCTTAGTTAATTATTGTGAATCAGTAATAAAAGGATGGAAAGGCCTAAAATATTCATACTTAGAAGAGCTTCTTTTGGTGGATGTTTCGCAATTCGATCCAGGGGACTGTTTACCGTACACTACGGATAATGCCCAGTTATTGATGAAAAATGCTGTAGATTTCGACACTTGGGTCACGGAAACAGTGAGCGATCTTGAAAATTTTACTGGGAACAAGTAGCTGAAGTAAGAAAGTTACTTGTTCGTTATGTAGAAGAGCAAGAGACGATTGATGTTGAGAAATACTTACGAATTTGTGAACAATTAGGTCGAGAGCCTGATCCCGAAAAGATGCCGCTTGATGCCTCTGGATTTCCAGAGGAAGTACAAGTGGCATTTTTTATGTATAATTCAGTATCAGATAGGTGGGATGGAATGTCTGGTACATATATGGGGAAGAACTGGGTTGAAACCCCCCAACTTTTTGACTTATATAAAATTGAGAATCCGAAAGAAATTTTATTTTTTATGCAGTTGTATGATGGGGTTGTAATCTCTCGTAGAGTCCAAGAAGCAGAAAGAAAGAGAAAAGCTGAAGAGCGTAAAAAACAGCAAGCGAGTGGGAAAAATTACACTCATAATGTAAAAGGCTAATGGCAAAGAAAAATCAAGTTTTTATTGACGTAGTAATTGATGATAAAGGCACTACTAAACGAGTAGCAGTTAATGCGAAAAAGTTAGGTTTAGAACTAGATAAAACATCTAATAGTGCGAGAACTGCTGATAGAAATATAAAAGGCGTTGCAGCTTCATCTTCAAATGCTACTAAAAATTTCTCAAAAATGGCACAAGGCACTGGAGGCCTTGTGGCTGCATATGCAACTCTTGCTGCAAATATCTTTGCAATTTCTGCGGCTTATAACTTCTTAAAGAAAGCTGGTGATATTTCATCATTAACAGCATCACAAGAACAATACGCAATAAAAACCGGCACTTCTATGAAACTTTTAACTTCTCGTATGCAAGAAGCTACGGGAGGTATGCTGGCATTTGAAGCCGCTTCCCAAGCTGCAGCAATAGGCTCTGCAGCAGGGGTATCTACAGATCAGATGCAGAGTCTTGCAAAAGCTGCAAAAAATACCTCTATTGCTTTAGGACGAGATTTAACAGACTCTTTTAATCGACTTGTAAAAGGTGCAATCAAAGCAGAACCAGAACTCTTAGATGAATTAGGTATTATTGTTAGATTAGATACTGTTACAGCAGACTATGCTGCTAGTATTGGTAAAACGGCAAAACAACTAACCGCTTTTGAAAGAACACAAGCGGTAGTAAATGCAGTACTTGAGCAAACAACAGAAAAATTTGATGATGTTGGAAATAATGTTAATCAAATTGCAAGACTTGGCAAGTCTTTTGATGATTTAGTTAAGCAGATAATGAAGGTAATTAACCCGATAGCTCAATTTGCAGGAGGAGTTTTAGCAGATAATATTAAAGCTTTAGCGGCTGCTTTCGGAGTATTAGGCATTAGCATTGCAAGAGGTTTAGCTCCTGCAGCACCAGCTTTAACAGATATTACGGATGCTGCCGACCAAGCAAAAGCACGAATGGCTGGTATTGCTCTTCCAGGTAGTAAAGCCGGTGCAAATATAGGAAAGGGAGAAATTGGTGCTCATGAAATTCGTTCAATGGAACGAGCCGCTAATGCCAATAATAGTACTGTTTTAAATATGTCGAAAACTACAAAAGCAGCAGTTCTTCGTGATATAAAAATTATAAAAGCGCAACACCAGACAATGATAGCAGAAAATTCGACTGGGTGGAAAAGGTGGGGCGCAAATGCAACAGCAGAATTATATACTTTACAAGCAGAGCATGGCAAAGTAATGGGTACTATGAAGGCGGGCTGGGCAAATATGGCTAGATTCGCTTCCAGAGCTTTCAGTGCTATAGCAATCATTGGAATGATACAATTAGCCTTAAGTTTTGCAAGAGAAATCATGGATATGTTAAAATCCGATGAATTAAAAGCAGTTGAAAGAAATGCAGACGAACTAAAAAGAAAATATGAAGAGCAAAATGAAGCCGTAGCTGCCATGGGAAAGACTTGGAAAGGAGTTCAAACTAATATTGAAGGTGCCATTAAGCAAGTAAATGTTTTAAATAATTTACAGTTAGCTGGTATGGATGGTATGGCTGATCAGCTAAAAGGACTGGAAAAAGCTACCAAAGCATTTGGACTAATGAACAGAACTGAAATTGTTAGGAGAAAAGATGGTTCTCTAGGTGAAGAGCAAATCTATACAAGAGAAGCGGGTACAGCAGCCATAATAGACAAAGATTTTGCAGCAATGAGACAAACATTAACAACCTTCGGAATAATACTTAGAGATACAGGAACAGCTAGTAAAGAATTAAAATCAGATATCTCATCAGTTGTTACAGCAATGAATATGGTAGAAAGCCTAGGACCAGAAATGTTTGGAGAAGATGCAGTACAGTTTGAAACTTCAATGGCTGTAATAACAGAGCTATTACCTAATTTACGAAAAAGAATTATGGAGGCAACAAGCGCAACAAAGTCAATAGGACACGCCTTTATAGGAGCAACAAATAGTGGTAAAGCTTTTGATAAGATGGTTCAAAATATGGGAAAAAGTCAATCCGAGTTTTCAGAGTATTTAGATATTTTAGGTCAACTTGATAATATGTTCCTGAGTCTTGACGAACGATCATTAGGAAACAATTTTCTCACCTACTTTCAGAAACAAGGAGCAGAAGCAGGAGTACTTAGAGCAGAGGGTGAAGCCTATGTAAAGATATTAAGGATAACAAATAGAGAAGAATTGTATAAGCTAACGCTGGGAGAAGCGCAAGATTTGGTTCAAAAGCGAGCTAAGGAGGTACTAGAAGAAGAATTTACAATTCGTTTAAAGATTTCTAAATTACAATCGGCTTTTATTCGAGCCGGAATAGGTTTAACTAAAGATCAAAGTAAACGGTTAAAGTTAGAGCATGATCGACAAAAAACTTTATTTGAAATTGACAAAATCGAAACAGATATAAGTAGAAAAATTAGTTTAAGCGCAAAACAAGATGCCACACGAGTCAAAGAATTAAGAGCTCAACAAGATATTTTAGTAGCACAGTTAGACGTTATACAACGTCAGCAAGATGAAATTGCTCAGTTAGGAGATGCGCTTACATCAGGTTTAGAAAGCAGCATGAAAACAAATCTTGCTGCAGTTCTTAAAGGTGAAGAGTCAAGTATTAAAGATGCCGCTATTAAAATCGCACAGGGTATGATAGGAAGTGTAGCGGATAAACTAGCGGAACAAATGACCGGAAAGTTTATGGATAAATTAATGGGAGTAGAAGATCCTGCAGTCGCTATGGCAAATGCTCATAAAGAAGGAGCAGAAACTGGGAAAGCAAAAATAAAACAAGCATTAGAGGAAGGTTCCCAATTACATTATGATAAAATAGTAGCAGCCTGCCAAGTAGGAGCAAATAAATTAGCTGCTGGAGTAAAAGGACAAGATCCTTCTGCCGTAGGTCCATCCCCTTCACAAAGTGGAAGCGGTGGTTTAATTGAAAAAGTAGGTGCGTCAACACCAGGCTACGATAATACGAAAGATGGCGGACTGGATTCTACGCTGGAACAAGTAGTAGTTGAAGGAGCAGCAAAAGATAAGCGAGCAGGAGGCTTAGCAGGTTTATTTGGTAATTTTGTAGACAACTTAAAAGGATTGTTCAGTGGTGATGCACCTTTCTTAGATAAATTAGGTGGTTTATTCTCAGGTCTCTTAGGAGATTTTAGTGGTATTTTTAGCAACCTTTTCTCTGGTTTATCAGGAATGTTTGGAGCTGGAGGTACGGGAGTGGGTGGATTTTTTACCTCAATGTTAGGAATATTTGGATTCGCAAACGGTGGGGTTATAAAAGGAGGCTTCCGTAAGTACGCAAATGGAGGAATCGCTAAAAGTCCTCATATTGGAGTAATTGGAGAAGGCAGATATAATGAAGCTGTAGTTCCTTTACCTGATGGCCGGTCTATTCCTGTTACTCCAGGCCCTGGAATGGGAACAAACAATGTTACAGTGAATGTAACCATCGATAATCAAGGAAAAGCAGAATCTAATACTGAATCAAATTCGTCAATGGGATCAGATTTAGGCAAGCTAGTAGCACGAGCAGTACAAGAAGAATTGCAATATCAAAAACGATCGGGTGGTATTCTTAACCCATATGGAGCAGCATAATGGCAATAGGTTTTCAAATTTCTGGAACAGGAATTACTACAGCAACTATAATTCCTGATAAAACCCTCTCTCGCAAATCTAGTCCTCAAGTAAGAAAAGCAAAATTTGGGGACGGATATGAGCAACGAGCAAAAAAGGGTTTAAATTCAATTGAAGAAAAGTATACTGTAAATTTTGTAAACCGTGCAAAAGCTACTGCTGATGATATTATAAAATTCTTTGATAATAAAGCAGGAGTTACTAGTTTTGAATTTACTCTTCCTGATACAAATGATACTACCGCAACTGGAGAAAGAACTATAAAAGTGGTTTGTTCGGATTGGAGTCTTACGTACGCGAACAGTGATCACTATACTGTAAATGCAACTTTTGATAGAATATATGCCCCATGAGTACTAATTTAATAACAACGGATGTACAGGGATTAGAAATTCCTGAAGGAATTCTTGATTTATTTGAACTAGAGTATAATGATTCTACTACTCTTTATTTTCATCCTGGAGTAGATAGCACAGTTCGTGTAACAAGTATAAGCGGTAGTGTAGTTAAACTTAATCGCCCACAAACTTTTACGGATAATGCCCAATTAACTTTTACTGGCCTTGATAATGAGGACGGTGCCTCTTACACAGTTACAGCAGCTGTAAATGGAGCCGTAGGTTCACCAGCTTACAGTGTAACTGTAGATAATGTTAGTAATACTAGCCCTTCCGGTGGACGAACTGGTGGGATCGCAGTAGGAATGATTGTTACTGGAACTGATATAGATGACGATGGGTTTGGCCCAATCGTTTTTGATGGCAATACATATTACGGATTCCCAATAGCAATGGACGGATTAGAAGTAGCGAATGATGGTGCAATGGGGCGCCCTAATCTAACGATTGCGAATGTTGAATCCTTACTTTTAACAGGATCAATTTTTCAAAATGCATTTAGCTCCACAGCCGCAGAAGGAGGAGCAAAACCGGGAATATCTAATTTTAAATTAAATAATTTAATCGGAAAAAGACTCACTCGTAGAAGAACACTTGAAAAATATTTAAATATTGACCCAGTTGCTTCCGCAACAAAAGCCGCAATAGAGTTTCCAAAAGCAGTTTATATTATAGATAGAATTGCAAATAAAACAAATATAATGGTTAATATTGAACTTTCAGTGCCGTTCGATTTAGCCGGAATACGAGTACCAAGAAGAGAGGTAGTAGGAAAATACTGTAGTTGGATATATAAAGGACTAAAAGAATCCGTATCAGGATTAGATTTAGAAGGAACAGTATCAGTAGC